CTGACAGCAGAAACTTTAATATACAGTTAGGACAATATAGGGTTGCAGTAAATAGACTGGATAAATACCCTCTCGCAACTGGTCGAGTCGAAGTAACTGAAAGCGTTCCTACCGGAAGACAAGTTTGGAGTGAAGACGATGACGATTATATAACCGAAATGGAAACTGTTATAGTAAAAACTTTCGTACCCGCATTAGAGCCAACAGTTACGATTGAAGTTAGTGGTGAAGGATTTAAAGCCGAAAATAATATTCAAACTATTGATAATCCTTTGATCGCCCGAGATAACGCCGAACGTGCAGAAGCACAAGCAGTTGTAGATGCAACACCTTCGGCTGTTGTGGACGCTTACAACGCTTTATAAATAGTTATAGAAATCTAACTATGGGAAATAGAAATGGCACAGCCTACTACAAGAACAGAATTTACAGAATGGTGCTTACGAAAGTTAGGTAAACCAGTCATTGAGATTAATGTCGATCAAGATCAAGCACAGGATCGAATTGACGAGGCATTGTCATATTACTGGGATTATCATTTTGATGGTACTGAGAGAACCTTTTTCAAGCATCAAATCACTGCATCTGATATAACGAATCAGTACATTACTGTACCTGAGAGTATTATCGGAGTAATTAATCTATTTCCAGTAGGATCAAGTATCACTGCAAGTACAGGTATGTTTAATGTTCAATATCAATTTGTATTGAATAACATACATGACATGGTCAATTATAACTTAACTAACTACTTCATGTCAATGCAAAACTTGCAATTTATGGAAGAATTGTTGGTTGGTATGCAACCAATTCGATATAACAGACACGTTAATAGACTGTTTATCGACACTGATTGGGACAGACTTGTAGAGGGCGAATACGTTGTAGCAGAGTGCTACAAAGTCATAGACCCAAATACATATTCAGATGTATTCAAAGATCGTTGGTTGCAAAACTACGCAACTGCAAAGATCAAATATCAATGGGGTAGCAACCTAACTAAGTTTAACGGTATGACTCTGCCAGGAAACATTCAGTTCAACGGAGAACAAATTTTAAATGATGCACGTGATGAGATAACGAGGTTAGAAGAAGAAATGATCTCCTCATACTCTCTTCCTGTTATCGACATGATAGGATAAAAAACTGTGGCTAAAAATTACTATTTCGAAAACTACGATAATTCGATGGAGCAACATCTCATCGATAATTTGGTCGTGGAATCGATAAAAATATTCGGAATAGATACGATGTTTTTGCCTAGAACTATGGAAGTGGATGGCTCTGGATACACTACAAAAGATGATCTTTTAAACGAAGATGATCTTCCTATTTACAAAGAAGCGCATGAAGTTGAGATGTATGTTAAGAACGTAGACGGCTTCGAAGGAGAAGGCGACTTCTTGTCTAAGTTTGGATTACAGATCAGAGACTCTATTACTCTTACTATAGCAAAGACTGCTTATGAAACAGAGGTCGGCGTACACACAGAAATTAATCGACCACGTGAAGGCGATATAATATATCTTCCTTTAAATAGAAAAATGTTTGTAATCCAACATGTAGAGCATGAAGCAATTTTTTATCAGATGGGTTCTCTTCAGACATATGACCTTAGATGTGAACTATACGAGTATAGTGGAGAAAGATTTGACACTGGATTGTCGTATTTAGATGACAAGTTTAAAGACGAAAACCTATTTATTGATAGTCAAGGCACAACGTTTACAGTAGAAGTTAGAGACAGCGTGTTTCATATGCAATCTACTGACGAAAGAGGCGATCTTTTAAGTACTCCTAAACTTGAAGCAAGAGTTGATGAGAAAATTATATTCGATCAATCGCATGTTTCTAATACGAATTGGCCACTGCGAATCTATACAACTACATCACCTAATACTGGTTCAGAAATTACGGCTGGAGTTACTGTTACTGGCACACCAGGTGTTGACGGCAAAGTAACATTCACTCCAACAACTACTGGCACTTTCTACTATATCAATCCTACAACTATAGGAATGGGCGAAACAATTTCGGTAGAAGTGTCTAAACTACAGAGTGTAGAAACCTATGATGATATTGCAGATAATACGACAATCGAGTCTTTTGCTGATAACATTGTTGATTTCAGTCAAAACAATCCATTCGGGGAGGATAACTTCTAATGTTTGGTCAACACTTTTACAACGAATCAACTAGAAGATATGTTGCTGTATTTGGCACACTATTTAATGACATTCAGATAGGTCGCAGTAATAACGCAGGCACTGAGATACAGCGAATGACTGTACCGATTAACTATGCACCTGCTCAAAAGTTACTTGCGAGACTAGAGGGTGATCCAAATCTTGACAAGCCTGCTATTACTTTACCTCGCATGTCATTTGAAATTATGGGCATGAACTATAATCCAGCTCGTAAAGTGGGATCGCTTATAAGACAAACAAAGTCTATAACAAGTAATGACAATGAGGTACTGAATCTATATAGTCCTGCGCCTTACGACATTGACTTTCAATTGAATATTATGACGAAGTATACAGAAGACGGCACTAAAATACTTGAGCAAATTTTACCTTTCTTCAAGCCAGACGTAACAGTTAGCGTTAAAATGATCGATAGCATGGATTTCTATGTAGATATTCCTGTTGTGTTACAAAGCGTAACTACAGAAGACTCGTATGAAGGGGATTTTGAGACAAGAAGAGTGTTGATGTGGACTCTGAACTTTCAGATGAAAGCATTCTACTTTGGTCCAACTACAAATAAGAGAATAATTAAGTTCTCTGACAATAACATATATACTAATACTACGGCTACAGTTGCCGAAGAGCAAGTGAACGTACAACCTGGTTTGACCAGCGGTGGTCAACCTACTACGAAAATTGCGGATTCTGTCGCATACTCAGATATTAACATTGATGATAATTGGGCAGAGATCGTACAAATATTGGATGCTTAACATGATTAAAGATGATATTAGTAATAGCTTAGGTCTTGAGCCTTTGCAAAATTTGAATGAAGGAGAAGGTGAATTGGTAGTTCCTAAGAAGACTGAAATAGCAGAACTAAAACCTGTTGACGATAAGGCTGACAGAGATTATGACTATGCTAGAACTAACTTCTATAATATCATTGAAACCGGCACGGAAGCACTTGAGCAAATGTTAGATGTTGCAAAGGCATCAGAGCATCCACGTGCATACGAAGTTGTATCAACTATCATGAAAACACTTGTGGATGCTAACAAAGATTTAGTGTCTATGTCTGCTAAGAAGCAAGAGAGCGAAGAAGATAAAAATCCGTCAGAAAAAGCAATGACGAATAATAATCTATTTGTTGGATCTACCGCTGAACTACAGCAACTATTGAAAGACATGAGAAGTAACGATGCAGACTAAAGGTTATAACGGTAACGTTAATCTAAAACGCAAAGGTACAGACGTTGAATTTACTCAGGAAATGGTTACTGAGTTTCTTAAATGTGCCAAAGACCCTATATACTTCTCAGAAAAATACATTCAAATCGTACACGTTGATCATGGGTTGATTCCGATTAAGATGTATGATTATCAGAAAGATATTTGTAAAGCAATCACTGAGAACAGGCGTGTCACAGTTAATACTTCTCGACAGGCTGGTAAGACCACTACAGCCGTTGCAGTAATCTTGCACTATATCATCTTTAACGACTTTAAAACTGTCGCACTACTTGCAAACAAAGGCGATGCGGCACGTGAAATTTTAGATAGAATCAAAATTGCATACGAGGCACTCCCAGCTTGGCTACAACAGGGCGTTATCGAATGGAACAAAGGTTCTGTTGAATTTGAAAATGGATGTAAAATCATTGCTGGTTCTACGTCATCTAGTGCTATTCGTGGTAAATCTATATCATTCTTGTATATCGATGAGACTGCATTCGTAGAGAACTGGGATGAGTTCTTTGCTTCTGTTTTTCCAACGATTTCGTCTGGTGAAACAACAAAGATATTATTTACTTCCACACCCAATGGACTGGATCACTTCTATAAAACATGCGTTGGCGCACAAGAAAATAGAAACGGATACATTTATATTGAAGTGCCCTGGGGCAAAGTTCCAGGTCGTAACGATAAGTGGAAGCAAGAAACTCTTGCCGCTATGGATTTTGATCAGCAAAAATTCTCGCAAGAGTTTGAGTGTGCTTTCTTAGGTTCATCTGGAACATTGATTGAAGGCTCTAAACTTAAAACTATGGTCGATCTACAGCCTATTGCTCAGACAGATAAGATGAAAGTCTATCAGCAACCAGAGAAAGATCACGTATACGTGTGTGTATGTGATGTATCTAGAGGAAAGGGCTTAGATTATTCTGCATTCCAGATAATTGATGTAACTCAGATGCCATACCAACAGGTATGTGTGTATAAAGACAACACGATTACCCCTATCGACTACGCTGAAATCATATATAGAAGTATAGAGAGATACAATGAAGCGTATACTTTAATCGAAGTAAACGACATAGGAGAACAAGTATCAGAAGTACTGCATTATGAGTTTGAAGTTGAAACGCTAATGTATACTGAATCAGCAGGAAGAGCAGGTAAAAGATTGTCTACTGGGTTTTCTAAGAACGCTGATAAAGGAATCAGAACTACAAAAAATGTGAAGTCTATAGGCTGTAATATGCTTAAGATGTTGATTGAGCAAGATCAATTAATAATTAACGACTTCGGAACAATAAATGAACTTTCAACATTCTCCAGACGTGGCAATTCTTATGAAGCGGAATCTGGAACACACGATGATTTGGTTATGTGTCTAGTGTTATTCGGATGGATGACCGATCAAACGTTTTTCAAAGAAGTCACAGACATAAATACTATCGATAAACTCAGATCAAGGAACGAAGAAGAACTTATGGAAAGCCTTCTACCAATTGGTTTCAACACTTATGACGAGGATATCCTTGAAGAGGAACAGTTAGGAACAGCCCAGTGGCTAAACTACTAAATTGCTGTTTTTATAAATATAGAAATAAAGAAGTTTATAACTTACAAAATAAACAAGGAGAAATGAGAAATGGCTTTTCAAACAAGTCCAGGCGTTAATATCAGCGAAATCGACCTAACGAATGTCGTCCCAGCTGTAGCGACAACTGAAGGCGCTATCGCAGGTGTTTTCCGTTGGGGTCCAGAACTAGAAAGAATCCTAGTAACATCAGAGCAAGACTTAGTTAATCGCTTTGGTAAACCATTAAGTAGCTCTACGTCAGTCGAATCTTCGGCAGGTACCGCAGAGACAGTAACATTTGATGATGTTACAGTGCCAACATCGGGTGGCCTCGCTACTGATACATGGACACTTGTAGTTGGTAGTGAAACTTACGTTACTGCCGCAGGTGATTATACTGATCTAAATGCTGTAGCAACTGCAATTCAAGCTAAATTAACTTTAGATGGTGCAACTGCTTATTCAGTATCAGTTATCAGTAACAAGATTGTACTCACATGGTCTACAGTCGGTAATCAAGTAGTCGGAACATATAGCATTGCCTATTCAGGTAGTGGTGCAGGTTCAGCAGACGATGCGGCTCCTACTATCGTAGAAGGTACCGCTCGTACAGTAACGACAAGTCAGTGGTCAAACTACGAGACATTCTTTTCTGCCGCAAACTTTCTGTCGTACAGTGATGCATTATACGTAACACGTGTTGTAGGCACTGCTGGCGCCGCTGGTGGCACAAACTTTACCGCAAAATACAAAGGTTCATTAGGTAACTCTATTCAAGTATCTCACTGTGTGGGAACTTCGAATATGGGAGTTACTGCCAGAGCAGACAGTATATCAATTGATCCTTTTAAAACTACGGGAACGATTACAAATAGCACTTCGGCTCTGACGTATCTTGCAGTTGGAGATAGAATCGTATTATCAACTGGTAACGAACTAGTTGTCACTGCAATTGCTTCACCTACTGGTAGTGGTAATTCTTACTCAAGAGTAGTTACTTTTGATAGAGTGTTTAGTCCAGCAGATGGTGCGGCGTACAATACTACTTTCAGCACACAGTGGAGAGATGCAGATTTATTTGACTCTGCTCCCTCAAGTGCAACTAGAATGCACGTTGTTGTGCGTGATAGTGATGGTAAAATCTCTGGTACCGCAGGAACAATCCTAGAAGTATTCGAAGACATCGACACTTCATCCGGCTCAATTAACCCAGACGGATCTACTAACTATTCTCCAGACGTTTTCGAAAATCGTTCACTCTGGATTGCATGTACTACATCTCAAGCGGGACTTCAAGCATCTTTGACTTACGGTCAAGCAAATCTTGCCGGTGGAGTTGATAGCCAAGACGAAAGTGCAATGCCAATTGGTAAATTGACTGAAGGCTATAGTCTATATGTAGATCCAGCTGATGTAGATGTATCACTTATCATTCAAGGTAAAGCAAGAGATGGAAATGTTCTTGCAAATCACCTTATCAATGGTATATGTGAAGTTCGTAAAGATTGCGTAGCATTTATTTCGCCTGAATTAAGCGACACTACTGTTGCTGATATGACAGCATTTGCTAACGGTCTTACTGCTTCTACATTTGCAGTCGTGGACAGCGGATATAAATATCAGTATGACAAGTACTCAGACGTATATCGTTGGATTCCGTTGAATGCTGATATTGCTGGTCTTTGTGCAAGAACAGATGACGTAAGAGATCCTTGGTTCTCACCTGCTGGTTACAGTAGAGGAAACATCAAAAACGTTGTTAAGTTGCGATTGAACCCAGCTAAAGCTGAAAGAGATGTGCTTTATAGAGCGAAGATCAATCCAGTTATTACACAGCCAGGTCAAGGCACTGTACTGTTTGGAGATAAGACTTTTGCTCCAACAACTTCAGCGTTTGATAGAATCAACGTGCGTAGATTGTTCATCGTTCTTGAGAAGGCAATCGGTGTAGCCGCTAAGTCTACATTGTTCGAATTCAACGATGACTTTACGAGAGCCCAGTTTAAGAACCTAGTTGAGCCTTTCTTACGAGACGTTCAAGGTAGACGTGGTATCTATGACTTCAGAGTTGTTTGTGACGAAACTAACAATACCTCGAATGTCATTGATAGTAATCAGTTTGTTGGCGATATTTACATCAAGCCTGCACGTTCTATCAACTTCATCCAGCTTAACTTTGTAGCCGTTAGATCGGGTGTAGAGTTTTCTGAAGTAGTAGGTCAGTTTTAATAAATATTAATCAAAGGAGATATGAATAATGGCTTTCAACATTAATGAAATTAAAAGCCAACTGACCTTCGGGGGTGCTAAAGCATCGCTGTTTCAAGTACAGATTACAAATCCTGTAAATGCAATAGCGGATCTTAAAACACCTTTCATGGTACAGGCGGCAGCAATTCCAGAGAGTACTCTGGGTACAATCGAGATTCCGTATTTCGGTCGTAAAGTAAAAATCGCAGGTGACAGAACATTCGCTGAGTGGACTGTTACTATCATGAATGATGAAGACTTCCTAATTCGCAATGCGATGGAAAACTGGATGGCTTCAATCAATGCACACGAAGGTAATACAAGACAGTTAGCAACAGCGGCAAGTTCAGAGTATAAGTCACAAGCACAGATTACTCAGTACTCTAAAACTGGTGTACCACTGAGAACGTATAACTTTAATGGTCTGTTCCCAACAGCAGTTGCTTCAATTGCTATGGATTGGAACACTACGGACGACATTGAAAGATTTGATGTGACATTCCAATATGATTGGTGGAACGTTGACGGTGGAATCACTGGCAACGGCGGCACTAACGCTTAATTGGGCGATAATTAGGGGGGAGAATGGTTCTCCCTCTTTATTAGAGGATTAACTATGGATTTATTTGGATTTGAAATAAAGCGGAAGAAGGATGAGAATGACAACATTCCATCTTTCGTTACTCCGCAAACCGACGACGGCGCTGTAAATATCGCCGCAACTGGTACTGGGATCAGTACTTTTTTGGATATGGACGGTACTGCAAAGTCAGAAGCAGAATTAGTTCAGAAGTATAGAACGATGTTACAACAGCCTGAAGTTTCTCAAGCAGTTGATGACGTAGTAAACGAAGCAATCGCAATCTCAAACGATCAAAAAGTCGTAGAGTGCGTTACAGATGATTTAGATCAACCTGAAAACATTAAGAAAAAGATTAGAGAAGAGTTTGACGGTGTACTTAAGTTATTAGATTTTTCTAATACTGGGTACGAAACTTTTCAAAAGTGGTACGTTGACGGAAGAATCAACTATCACGTTATGATTGATATTAAAGCTCCTAAGAAGGGCATTCAAGAATTACGATATATTGATCCTCGCAAGCTTAGAAAAGTACGTGAGTATAAAAACGAAAAGATTGGTGATAAAGACAACCAAGCAGTAGCAAAGAAGATTAAGAACGAATACTATATCTTCAGTGAAAAGGGATTCAATAATATCAGTGGTAGTAAGCCACAAAGTTTTGCAGATGGTAGTACACAGGGTGGAATGGCAGGTCTTAAGATTGCAAAAGACTCTATCGTAAATGCCAACTCTGGACTACTAAACGAAAATAGTACATTGGTTTTGTCGCATCTACATAAAGCGTATAAGCCTTTAAATCAATTGCGTATGATGGAAGATGCAGTTGTTATTTACAGAATTTCAAGAGCGCCAGAAAGACGCATCTTTTACATTGACGTAGGTAACTTGCCTAAGATGAAGGCAGAACAGTATCTACGTGATATGATGACTAAACACAAAAATCGTGTAGTCTATGATATGGCAACAGGCGATGTTAAAGATGATCGTAGGCATATGTCTATGACGGATGATTTTTGGTTACCAAGACGTGAAGGCGGTAGAGGGACAGAGATTACTACTCTACCAGGTGGACAGAATTTAGGCGAATTAGATGACGTACTGTATTTTCAGAAACGTTTGATGAAAGCCTTGAACGTTCCCATTTCAAGAATGGAATCTGATGCAGGGTTTTCTTTAGGAAGAGCATCAGAGATTTCAAGAGATGAGATCAAATTTAGTAAGTTTATTAATAGACTAAGAGCAAGATTTGCTACGTTGTTTGATAAGATACTAGAGAAGCAGTTGATTTTAAAAGGAGTTATTGCTCCAGAAGATTGGGCAACAATTCAATCTAATCTCCGTTATGACTTCATGAGTGATAATCACTTTGAAGAATTGAAAACAAGTGAGATTTTGAGAGAGCGACTAGGTTTACTTAGAGACATTGATGAGTATACCGGCAAGTACTATTCGACAGATTGGGTACGTAAGAACGTACTATATATGACAGAAGATGAAATCGAAAAAATGACTCAGGACATCAAAGATGAAGAAGAATCATCAGAAGATGGCGATGATTCTGATTCAGGAATCGATTTTGGAACAGAACATAAGATCGTATAGACCAGTTGTAATAAAATATAAATAAGTATATAAACGAGGAGATAGTAATGAGCGTGAAAGATTTAATTAAACATGCGATGGACAAAGACGCAACACAGTTTCAGTCTCAGTTCCAAGATATTATGGCAGACAAAATGACATCTGCTATCGAAACAAAATATGCTGACATGTTTGGTGCAGGCGAAGCAGTAGAAGTTGAAGAGCCAGTTTCAGAACCAGACGTAGAAGCAGTAACAGACCAAGAGTAAGGGGCAACAATGAAAAGCTTTAAGGAAATGCTTGCTGAGACTACAGACAAACCAAAGTCTCCAGATGAGCAGAATTTTTTAGACAAACATATCGTTGACAAGCGTGATCATCCTGTCGCACCTGATGACCAGTTCTCAGGTGAGATTAAAGGCAAGAAGAAAAAGAAGCGTGAGGCTGATCGTGAGGAAGGTCAAGATAAAGAAGTCTACGAAGAGATTGAAGCTGAAGAAGAGATCATTGTTGAAGGTGTTCTTGAAGATTTAGCTAAGATCGTTAAAACAAAGTCAATTGGACAAGTAAAGTTCAAAGACGGTAAGAAACAGAAAGTCGATCTTACTACCGCATCTATGATCCTATCAATGCATAAGCAACTGAGTGGTTCAAATAAAAAGAAGGTTGACGGTATGCTGAATGACAGTAAAAAGTTTATGCAGATCGTTCAATTCGCAATGACTGCAGGGAAGAAATAATATGTCTCTATTAATCAAAGAAATCGTTGAAGACGTACAATACATCTCGGAAGACATTCTTAACGAAGAAGGCGAGAAAACAGGCAAAAACTATTTCATTGAAGGCGTCATCATGCAAGGCGACATCAAAAATAGAAATGGTCGTATGTATCCAGCGTCTACTCTCATTAAAGAGATGACCAGATATAATAAGAATTACGTTGAAGCAAAACGTGCATATGGCGAGTTGGGTCATCCAGCTGGACCTACAATCAATTTAGATCGTGTGTCACATATGTTTACAGAACTTAAACAGGACGGATCCAATATCATTGGACGTGCTAAAGTCATGGATACTCCAATGGGTAAGATCGTTAAAAGTCTTATCGATGAAGGCGCAAATCTTGGTATCTCATCACGTGGCATGGGTTCTATTAAGCAAAACAAAGATGGAGTTATGGAAGTGCAGGGCGACTTTATGTTAGCTACTGCTGGAGATATCGTTGCAGATCCATCAGCACCAGACGCATTCGTTAAGGGTGTTATGGAAGGCGTTGATTGGGTCTACGATGTAGCATCTTCTTCTTGGACAATGGCAAATGCATTTGATCAAATTGAAGAGGAAATCAAAGAGACGGCAAAAGTATCTACAAGGGAATTGGAGATTAGGGCTGCCGCTCTTTTTGAAAAATTTGTAAGTTCATTGTCAAAAACATGATTTTTATAAATATAATAGATAAACACCTACTATTAAAGGAGAAACCAAATGAGTGAAGAACTAGAGAAGAATCTAGACTTGGACGAAGCCAAAGCAACTGGTGAAGATTCTGTTGCGGCTGATCCTGTAACACCTGCTGGCGGCGCTGTAAAAAAGCGTAAAGGCGATGTTAAAAAGGCAGCTGATCCTAAGGCAGACAACATCGAAGACGATGTGAAAACACCACAGGGCTCAAATGACGAAGGACTGAAAGAAGCAGTCGAGCGTCTATTTGAAGGCACCGAATTGTCAGAAGATTTTAAAACACAAACAGTAGCTATCTTCGAAGCCGCTGTACAAGAAAAAGTGACTGCTGAAAAAGCCGCACTTGAAGAAAAGTTTGAAAGTGATCTACAGGAGCAAGTTAATGTTACTGTAGACGAGTTGGTAGAAAAAGTTGACCAATATCTAGACTACGTAGTAGAAAGCTGGATGGAAGACAACAAGGTTTCAGTCGAGTCCAACATTAAAGTTGAAGTCGCTGAGTCACTATTGACAAGTATCAAAGGTCTTGTTATTGAGCATAACATGGAAATCGATGATGAGCAAGTCGATGTAGTTGCAGATTTGGAAGCTAAACTCGAAGAGTCTACTTCTAAGTACAACGACATTGTTGAGCAAATGATTGAAGTTCGTGAAGCGAAAGAAAAGGCTGATATTGCTATCGCATTCAAAACTGTTTCTGAGGATTTAACAGACACACAAGTCGAAAAATTGCGTGTTCTCTCAGAAGGCGTGTCTTACGAATCAGTAGATGAGTTTACATCAAAGATGGAAGCTATTAAAACTTCTTACTTTGCTGAACAAGCTCCTGCTCCTGTGCAAGAAGACGAAACCGATCTTCTACAAGAAGAGACTGCGGAAGAAGCACAACCTGTTATTGACCCGTCGATGGCTCGTTATGCGGAATCGCTTGGCCGCTTTGCCGCAAAATAAATTTTTATAAATAATACTAAGTAAAATCTCAAAAAAGGAGAACCACAATGAGAAATGAAGAACTAATGCAAAAGTGGAAGCCGATTCTAGAGCATGGCGCTCTGCCCGGCATCCAAGATTCTCACAGAGCGGCCGTAACGGCAACTCTTTTGGAGAACACTGAAGAGTCAATGCGTGAAGGTGAAAGCCTTGGCACTGGATCTTTGTTGAACGAAGCCGCACCAGCTAACTCTACTGCTGATATGGCTAAATATGATCCCGTACTGATCTCACTAGTACGCCGTGCAATGCCTAACTTGGTTGCATATGATATCGCAGGCGTACAGCCGATGACTGGCCCAACTGGCTTGATCTTCGCTATGCGTTCTAAGTACGAAGATACTTCTAATAAGCCAGAAGCCTTCTACGGAGAAGCAGATACCGATTACTCTGGTACTGGTACTCATGCTAACGCATTGGGTGCAGGGTCAGAAACAACTGGTACCGGCCTTGATACTGCTGATGCAGAAGCACTTGGTGACGGTGTCGGAGCTGAGTTCGCTCAAATGTCTTTCTCAATTGAGAAAGTATCTGTAACTGCTAAGTCACGTGCTTTGAAAGCTGAGTACACAACTGAGCTTGCTCAAGACCTTAAAGCTATCCATGGTTTGGATGCTGAGACTGAGTTAGCAAACATGTTGTCTGCTGAGTTGCTTGCTGAAATCAACCGTGAAGTAATCCGTACAGTGTATTCAAACGCTGTTGCTGGTTCTCAGAGTGGTGTTGCTAGTGCAGGTACTTTCAACCTAGACGTTGATGCTAATGGCCGTTGGTCAGTAGAGAAGTTCAAAGGCTTGATGTTCCAAATCGAGAAAGAAGCGAATCAAATCGCTAAAGACACTCGTAGAGGAAAAGGTAACATGATCGTATGTTCATCTGATGTTGCTTCTGCACTTCAAATGGCTGGCGTTCTTGATTACACTCCAGCACTTAACTCTAACAACTTGAACCCAGATGACACAGGCAACCCATTTGCTGGTGTTCTTAACGGTCGCTTTAGAGTGTACATCGATCCATATGCCGGTGCAAACTACATGGTAGTAGGTTATAAAGGTTCTAGCGCATTTGATGCTGGTCTTTTCTATTGCCCATATGTACCGTTACAAATGGTTCGTGCAGTTGGCGAGAACAGCTTCCAGTCAAAACTGGGCTTCAAAACTCGTTACGGAATGGTTTCTAACCCATTCGCACAAGGTGCAACTGTTGGATCTGGCGCACTTGCTGCCAACACTAACGTTTACTACAGACGTACAGCAGTTTCTAACTTGCTATAAAAATAAGATTGGGACTCTGATCGGGAAGATTAGAAATAACCCAACTGACTTTAAGAGGCTCTTCGGAGCCTCTTTTTTTTGTCTGTATAAATATAACAGTATGGCAGAGTATTATGGGGCGTGATACTTAATAGAGGCGACCCACTAAAGTTCGCTATCGTCTACCATACGCTATATAAATAGTACTATACAACTTTGATAGAGGATATCATGTCAACATCAAACTTTTTATCACCGGTAGAGTTTAAGTTAGTAATCAATAGATTGCCTAACACAGAGTTCTATGTTCAACAGATCAATGTACCTGGCATCAACTCTGGTGCGGCAGAAAGGTCTACTCCGTTTAAGAACATCTATACACCTGGCGATAAGCTTATCTTTGATGACTTGAATGTCACTCTCGTTGCTGATGAAAACCTTGCATCATTCAGAGAGTGTTGGGATTGGTTACATGCAGTCACACGTGCTGAGGGATTTGAAGGATACGCAGGACTCAATGCTCCTGTCGTAGGCGGTGCAACTAGTGTCACTTCAGACGGTAAAGGCAGTATGTCAGATGCATCGTTGATAATTCTGGACAGTAACAAGAATAGTAACATACAGATATCATTCACAGACGTATTCCCAATTAGCATTGGACCAATACAGCTAAATACTAGTGATACGGATGTAGTACCACCTACATTTGATGTGACGTTTAAATATAGCGGCTATAGCATTACAGTTTAGAGTTGACTTTTTACTGAATATAGTGTAGACTAGTATAGTTGCACATGTACTTAATTATGGAGATATTATGAAGATAGATGAGATCATTAAAGAATGGGAAAAAGATGGACCAGTGGATACCATCAACATCTCTAGAGAATCCTCTGAGATACCAAAACTACACGACAAGTACTTCAAGTTCTATATGGGAGAAGGTTATCTCTTAAAGAAGATGAAGGCTGATTACAAGAAGCTACACAAGCTAAAAACTG